CTCTCTTAACTGCAAAACTTCCGTCAACTGAATTTATTTCTCAGCTACTGCAATCTATATTAGTACACGCAAGAAACGAAGGTGCTGATGAAATTGTATTTCCGTCTGCATTAAGAATAGCACGAGAACGACAGGGAGACATTACTAAAGTTACAGAGATTGATCCAAAATTACTGGGTATTTATGATAAAGGTTTAGCTAAATATCTAGACGATCTTAAAATACAATCAAACAATACAATTAAAATAAGAAAAGAAGTAATCGAATACGGGGCAGATAAATACATGGGAGTAGGTGTTATCAGTAAAAAGTTAGATGCAGATAACCCTTCAACAATTATAAATATAAAAGATTTTAAGTTTGATCCTAAAAGAAGTAAAGCTAAATTTAGTAAAGGTGGTCTCGTACAAAAACGTGGCTTAATGCAGAAAGAAGCTGTAGCATGAAAGAACTAAAACAAATAGTAAACACTAAACCTGTATGGGATTCTTTTGTAGAGTACTTAGATGAGTGTATTACTTTAGTCCACAAAAGATTAGAGCAAGAAACAGACATAGAAAATATATATAGAGCGCAAGGTGAGATAGCTGCACTCAGAAGGTTAAAGTATATGCGTGATAAATTTAACAGTGATTCTAAAGGTTTATACTAATGGCTGAGACAATATATGTTAACAAACGAGATAAAAATAATCTACTTTATCCAAAAGGAGTTGACTATGCAAGTATGTCTGACAAATATAGTAATAGAGATTATACAAATACATTTGCTGATCAAGCTGCAAAAAAGTTAGGCTTAGATGGAGTAGACGATTATCCTATTCTTAATGACATTGAATTTCAAGTAGATGCTGAAAAGACTATGAAAAATAATTTTCTAGCTCAAGTTGGTTTAAGAGCTGCAATGAAGAAGACAGGAGGAGATCTTTCTAAACTACTCCAAAACTTTTTAGCTACAGATACAAAAGAAGAATTAAATAAAACATTACAACCAAGACATAAAAAACCAGCTTACGAAGGTGATAGTAGAACACCAGACCAAAGATGGCAAGACGAACAAGATACCAAAATGGGTACTCTAACTGCAACAGGCACTTCTTCAGGAACTAAAGAAGGTACATACGATTATAACACGAGATTTGTAAGTGATCCATCTAATCCTGACTTTTTACTTAATCCTAAAATAAGAATAAAACTTAGTGAGTTAGCAGATTCAGATTCTGCTATACAGACGCAATGGAGAGAAGTTCAAGACGATCCTAACGCTACTGCAATAGATCAAGACGGTATGTCAAGACTAGATGCTGATGGTAACCCGATGACAAATCTGGGATATATGAAAAGTCTTATACCTCCAATGTATACTCCTCTGTCTCAAGCTAATGTTATTAACCATGAGCTAAGTCATTTTGCAATAATAGAATTGTATAATACAGGTAGACTAGGCAAAAGAGCATTAACAGAATTAAGAAACAATGATTCAAAAATAGAACACGAAATAATAGATCAAATGACCAGAAGAGGTTTAAAAGACGATCCTATTTATAAAGGAAAAATAGAACCTGTTGTAACAAACGAAACTGCTAATACAGAAGCACTTGATAACGCAGCTAAACTATGGTTAAAAGATAACTCTCCTCCTGTACGGGAGTACGACTCAAGTGCTGTATTTGGTGAACAAGAACCCCCTTACACAACTCCCTACACTGGAAAGTTACCGGGACGCATAAGAGATTATACAATAGAAGAAGAAAAATATGACGGTGCAATTCCTGCCGGATTAGCTAAAGGAGGCGACATAATGCCAATGGAACAACAAATGGAAATGTTTGGCTCAGACCCTATGGGTGGACTAGACGATGACGGAATGTCTAGAGACCCAGTAAGTGGCAACGAGATACCACCCGGAAGTATGGCAAACGAAGTACGTGATGATGTAGATGCTAAACTTAGTGATGGCGAGTATGTAGTCCCAGCTAACGTAGTTAGATTCTTTGGTGTTAAGTTCTTTGAAGACTTACGTAGTCAAGCTATGCAAGGTTTAAGTGCAATGGAAGCTAACGGTAGAATAGGTGGAGAGCCTGTACCTGCAGAAATGCCTATGCAAGATCAGATGGCAGGTGCTGCTAGTGAATTAACTGAGCAAGATATGGCTATGTTACAAGGCATGATGAATGAAGGTGGATACGTTCAAGGATACAATCATGGAGGGTTGCATGATCCTGTAACAGATAAAGCTATACCACAATCTGTTCCATCTAGTGTCTATCCTGTTAATCAATTTATAACTCCGGGTGCAAGCACAATAAGCTCTGCACTGAATCCTTATGTAGCTCCGTCAGCAGGTACACCAAAACCTACGACTCCTGCGGTAGGGTCTGATGCTACCGTACGTTACGTTACATATGTAAAACCCGGATCAGGAGAAATACGAGTAATAGCATTTAGAGGTGACACACCTGTTAACCCTGATGAAGTAACTTCAGCACTACAAGCAGGATATTTTCCTCAAGGTAGTGATGAGTTAGCTGAATACCAACGAGATGCAAATCGAAATCCAGAAGATGATTGGAATGTTCAAGATGGCAGTAAGCCCCCAAATAAAATGACTGTGGGTGAATTAGCGTGGTCTTTAACACGAACAACTTACGCTGCCGGAAACCCAGATAGTTTTACTGCCGGATTTGGTAATTTAGTTGGAAAAGGTCTAGGTACAGGAGTAATGAAATCTGTATTAGGAAATGTACCTTCAGATGCAGAGATATATATTAAAACAGCTCAAAATAGATTAAAGACAAATAATTACTCCAACGCTAAAGAAAAAGAAATACTAGAGGGTATAGCAAATCAATCTGGTGTAGCTATGGGATTAGTTAATAAAAATATGGTTGCATTAACAGGTATAAACTTTAAACTTGGAAAAGAAAAAGGGAAAGATATACCGTTTAATAATAGAGTACCTGACTATAGTACTTCTAGAGCGCAGAAAAAAGCAGCACAGCTTATAGAAGAGACTAAAGATATGAAAGGTGTAAGTGACGATGTAAAAACAGCGTTAGATGATGACGGTAGTGATTATGGAGCAGATTATTATTATGATTACAAAAAAGACCCAGCATACATAGCCTCTAATAAAGCTAAGAAAAACGCAGAAGTTAAAGCTACAGCAACAACAGAAGATAATAACAATACTGTTAGTACACCTTCTAGATCTTTTGACCCTAATGATAGTGGCATGGGTGCTGCTGTAGCCGAAAAAGAAAAAGCATCTGACAAAGCTGCTAAATCAGCAGGTGCTACTAGAAGTAGAGGTGGCAGCAGAGAATTTGGAATGAACAAAGGTGGACTACTAAAGAAACCAACTAAGAAGAAGACTAAAAAATAATAATCAACGATAAGGCGACCCGGTGATGCTGGCCCCAACATAAAGGAATAACTAATGCCCGAACTAAACGTAATGGAATCCCCAAAAACTGCTGGCTTTGTAGACAGCAAACACTCTAATGCAAACAGACGCAGAGCAGAAAAAGAAGAAAAAGAAATAGAAGAGCTTATGCAATCTCGACAAGAAGATACAGAAGTAGAAGTTGCTGCTGTTGCCGAAGCTCCTAAAGAAGCTGCAGTCGATGATGACGATAAAGACTTAACACGAGAAGAGAAGACGTACAAGAAACGGTACGATGATCTTCGCAGACACCAAAACAAATTGGTTGAACAAGTTAAAACTTTAGAAGCTAAAGTAAACGACCCTGCTTCTTTTACTACTCCTACTACAGAAGCTGAGTTGGAAGCATGGAAAGAGAAGTACCCTGACGTTGCTAACATAGTATCTACCTTAGCTAAAAAAGAAGCACAAGCTATGTACAATGCAGCAGATGAAAGACTTTCTCGTCTAGATGAGATAGCTGAACAAGCTGACAGAGCAAAAGCTGAAGCTGAAATACGAGCTATACACTCAGACTTTGACGAGTTAAAAGACAGTGACTCATTTCACGATTGGGTAGATGTACAACCTAAGTGGGTAAAAGATGCTTTATACGTAAACTCAGATGACCCAGCCTCAGTAGCAAGGGTAATTGATTTATATAAAGCAGATAACAATATAGTTAATAAAACTAAAAAAGCTTCAGCTAAAAAAGCAGCTACAGCTATCGTCACTAAAAAAGGACGAACCTCTGTAGATGTAGATGAAGCATCAAACATACTAAGAGAATCTGACGTTAATAAAATGTCAGCTGAAGAATTTGAAAAGCGTTCCGATAATATTATGGAAGCTGTTCGATCAGGGCGATTTGTGTACGATCTAACAGGTGCAGCCCGATAAAAAAAGTGTTGACAAAATTGTCGCACTTTGATATAACTAGTACTATCTATAAAAACGTAATGGCCCTTAGAAATAAGCTACCCATAGTTCTTATAATTCATCAAGTCTAAACTATCATATAAGACCTACCTGATACAGATGGCCCACTGTAGAGTAAGATTAGCTAGTCTGCTTTACATTGCACCCGGATTGTTCAGCCTCTTGTTATTACCGTTTAGCTTTATTTGTAAGCCAAACATCCATAGGAGGAATTTAATATGGCTTTTTCAGTAGCGGCAGGACACGGAAACCTGCCAAATGGAAACTTCTCTTCGGTTATCTATTCGAAGAAAGTACAGGTTGCTTTTCGCAAGTCAACCGTAGTCGGAGACATTACGAACTCTGATTACTTCGGTGAAATTGCGTCACAAGGTGACACTGTTAAAATAATCAAAGAGCCTGAAATCTCAGTTAAGGCATATGCTCGTGGTACAACTATTCTACCACAAGACCTTGACGATGAGGACTTCTCGTTGACAATCGACAAATCAAATTACTTTGCTTTTAAGATTGACGACATTGAAGAGGCACACAGCCACGTAAACTTTATGCAACTTGCTTCTGATAGAGCAGCATATAGATTGGCTGACCAGTACGACCAAGATGTATTGGGATACTTATCAGGTTACAAACAATCATCTCTTCACGGACAACCAGACACAGTTAACGCAACTGTAAACGGTACTGTGGCAGTTTCAACAGCAGGTACAGATGAACTTCTTTCCAGCATGAAACTAAACAAAGGTGACTTTGGTAACATCACTACTACTTCAGCAGGGACTCACTCGATTCCTCTGACTCCACGTATGCCGGGTGCAACATCCTTGCCTACAGCTACAGCATCACCAATGATGGTTGTATCTCGTATGGCTAGACTACTTGATCAACAGCAAGTTGATACAGGTGGACGTTGGTTAGTTGTAGATCCTGTGTTTATGGAAATGCTACGTGATGAGGATTCTCGTCTTCACAATGCAGACTTTGGAGCATCAGGAAGTATACGTAACGGCTTAGTTGTTAACAACTTAGGTGGTTTCAGAGTATACAGTTCTAGTAATCTACCAGCAGTTGGAACAGGTCCGGGTACTTCAGGTACAGCGAACCAGCTTGCTAACTATGGTGTCATTATGGCTGGACACGACTCTGCTGTTGCTACTGCAGAGCAGATTAATAAAACCGAATCATACCGTGACCCTGACAGCTTTGCTGACATTGTTCGTGGTATGCACTTGTATGGCAGAAAGATTCTTCGTCCAGAAGCTCTCGTTCAAGCCGTATATAACGCAGCTTAGGGGGACATAAAAAATGGCTACACAAACTGGCGAATTAGTCTCTGCAAGAGGGATGAGCAACAGGGGTAGAATGCCGTACTTTGTACAGTCTTCTATCAACCTAGCTACTGCAACAACTGAGAAAGGTTCTGCTTTAGCCGCAGGAGATATTTTTGAGGCTATATCAGTTCCAGCTAACACACTAGTACTACAAGCAGGTATGCAATATGATACTGCTCTAGACTCTAGTGCGGCTGGAGTTACCTTTAACTTAGGTTTTTCTGACACTCACGGTGCAGTAGATACTTTTGTTGCAGTACACGATGGTGATGCTGCTACTGCAGGTGACTACGCTACACCTACTGACGACTCTAACATACTAGTTGAAACTGCTGATACCATTGATTTGGAATTGCAAGCAATATCAACAACACCTGTTAGTGGCATAATTAGGATATTTGCAGTTATGATGGATTGTTCCGACACAGGGTCATTAGCACCTGTTGATGTCGATAGAGACACATTAGCATAATACAAAACATATGAGGGGGCTGGTTGAACTGGCCCCTTCACTTTATTTTTTTGTGAAAGACTATATACATGGCAGAAACTTTTCTTACTTTAACAAACAAAGTTCTAGCAAGGTTAAATGAAGTTGAACTAACGTCTTCTACATTTACATCCGCTAGAGGAATACAGACCCAAGTAAAAAATGCAGTAAATGAATCTGTTCGCTATATAAATCAAAGAGAATTTAATTACCCTTTTAACCACGCTACTGAAAGTAAGACACTAACAGCAGGTGTTGTACGTTATTCATTACCTTCTACAACTAAAGTTGTTGATTATAACACATTTAGAATAGTAGCAGATGAATCACTAGGTAACAGCGGTGGTAAACTGGTCATCCTTGACTACAATGATTATATTAATAAACATGTAGATCAAGAAGATCTTATTATATCTACAACCTTAAATGGCTCCCATTCTAACTCTGTCACTACTCTCACTCTTACTTCAACTACAGGGTTAGACAGTGCAGGTAAGTTACACATAGGGAACGAAGAAGTAACGTATACTGCTATTAGCGGTAATGATGTTACTGGAGTTAGCCGTGGGGCTAACAGTACAACCGCTGCTGCTCATAGTAGTGGTGTAGTTGTAACACAGTTCGATGATGGAGGTGTACCCACACATGTGGTACGAACCTTAGACAATAACTATTTATTGTTCCCATACCCCACTAAATCCTTTGTAATAAAATTTGATTACTTTACATTCCCTTCCGATATGACTGCTCATGGGGATACTACAACTGTGCCTGATCGTTTTGCAGCAGTCATTATTGACGGGGCTAGTGCTTTTGTGTATCAGTATCGAGGAGAGGTACAACAATACGGAATAAACTTTACTAGGTTTGAACAAGGCATAAAAAATATGCAAACTCTGTTAGTAAATAAGTATGAGTATATAAGATCTACGTATATGCCAAACAACTCAAGGGGTGGCTTTAGTTCCTCCCTCAGAGTTAATTAATGCCAGATAATTCGCAAACTAATCCTGCAGCATTTAATTGTGAGGGCGGTTTAGTCTTAAACAAGTCTACCTTTTTAATGCAACCAGGTGAAGCCTTAGAGTTAAGAAACTTTGAGCCTGACATTGAGGGTGGCTACAGGCGTATCAATGGTTTTTCCAAATACGTCAGTGCTATAGTCCCTCAAACTTCTTCTTCTTCAGAAAAAGTATTAATGGTTGCTTCGTTTGCGGATGTTGTATTAGCTGCTAGAGGTACAAGTATATATAGTGCAACTCCTGGTGGTTCTAGTTGGACATCAAGAGATTCGGGTAGAACTAGTGCAAGCAAATATAACTTTGAAAGATTTAACTTTGACGGCACAGATAAGATAGTTGTTGCTGATGGTGTAAATGCTCCTACAGTATTTAACTCGTCATTAGCTGCTACAGATGTAAGTGAAAGTTCTGTTGCTGGTGCTAAGTTTGTTGTTTCATTTAAAGATCATATGTTTTACGCAGGTAAATCAACAACTAAACAAGAGGTTATATTTAGCCAGCCGTTTGACGAAGATGCTTTTAGTAGTGGTTCAGGTGCTGGGAGTTTTAAAGTTGACGATACTGTAGTAGGATTAAAAGTTTTCCGTGAAGATTTATTTGTATTTTGTGAGACACGTATATTTAAATTATCAGGAACATCTAGTTCTAACTTTGCTGTTGTACCTGTTACACGAAACATTGGTTGTGTAAACGGAGATACAATACAAGAATTTGCGGGTGACTTAATTTTCTTAGGTCCTGACGGATTACGTACTATTGCTGGTACTGCAAGAATTGGTGACGTTGAGTTAGGTACGATTAGTTCTAATGTGCAGTCTATATTTAACGATAATCTTTCTAGTGCATCAGAGTTTGAGTCTACTGTAATACCAGATAAGACTCAGTACCGTATATTTTTTACTAAAAGCACTGTAGCTGAAAACCAAACTAAAGGTGTTATCTGTGTTTTAAAAGGGCAACAATTTGAGTTTTCTGAAATTAGAGGCATTAGACCTGCTTGTACAGATAGCTTCGTTGATGAAGGTAATGTAATTGTTTTACATGGTGCATACTCAGGCGGCTACATATATAGACAAGAATCTGGTAATACTTTTGATGGTGAAATTATATTGGGGCGTTACAGAAGTCCTGACTTAACATTTGACGATCCAGGAATACGAAAACATATGCAGAGGGTTATACTTAACTATAAACCCGAAGCAGCAATAGTTGCAGATTTATTATTAAGATACGACTATGAAGACCCAGATTCAGCTAGACCTGCAGCCTATCCGTTAGACTCATCTGATGTTGTTGCTATTTACGGTACGTCTACATACGGTGTACCAATTTATGCTGGTGCTTCACAACCTCTAGTTAGACAATCAGTTGAGGGTTCAGGGTTTGCGGTTGCATTAAGAGTAGAAGATGATGGGCAGACTGCACCCTATTCACTAAAAGGGTTTCAGCTAGAATATCAATTAGGAGCAAGACGATAAATG